AAATTCAGCAACTATATTAGTCTCATTGTTCTCATCCTTATTTTCATATTCTGCTTTAATCTTATTTTCAAGGTCTTCCAAAGATAATTCATCTATACTAAATGAAAGAGATTCTACAATAAGATTATATTTTTTTAATAATTCTAATTTTTCATTCAAAATTTTATCCTCCTTTTCTGAATTATTTATATTATCAATCCTTGGAATAGGAGATTGATCTTTAGAAAATTGTTTTAATTCATTAAGCATTTCATTAAACTGTTTCTTAAATTCATCTTTGTTAAAGTTATAAGAAGTAACTGAGGATGACTCGAAACATGGTTCTACATCATCACCAAGAATACAAAATGCTGAAAATATAAATTCATTGATATTATATATTTGCTTTCCACCAATACTTTTTACTTCCCCATTAGATACTTCAATTTCCATAGATTGACTTTTAGAATTTTGGATTACTGAAAATAATTCTTCATACCTTCCAGTCCATAAATATCCTGTTGCACATAAATATGTGTTTACAGTTCCATCTTCTTCAACTACATCTTCCCATGTAATTTCAGAGCTTTCATTAATAACTCCATAAGGCTTAGTAGTGTGTATGTATTTTATACCTTGATCAGATATTTCAATCTTTCCACCATGAGAACCAAAATCATCAACTGTTTCTACAAATTCACCAATAATTGGACAATTATATATAGTCGGTAATGCTTTTTCAAAAGTTTCCTTTGAAATAAAAGAACCATTTCTATTTTCACCAGTATAAGCTATTCTTATTTTTACACGACTAAAAAGAGGATTTATTTTTTCAATATCAGAATCAAAATTTACCTTATATCTTAATTGTTTATTCAAAATTCTCACCTCCTTTTAAAAACGTATAGTATTTGATATAAAATATTTTTTATTATCATTTATATCAAATTGAATTTGTGATTTATATTCAAAAATCCATGCAGTTTGATTTTGTATGGACTCTTGTTTTATAAATTTATAACCTTTTGATATTAAATTATTTTTTAAATCTTCATCAATACAATAAATGAAGGACATTTATGATGCCTCCTTTTTATTTTTCAATTTTTTATTTAAGATTTCCTCAATATTATTAAAATCCCAATACCATATTTCTAATAAGTTTATATTATTATTTTTTGCATATTCTTTCTTACGTCTATCATGCTCTTGTTGTATTGGAAATTTAGACTTCATATATTTTGTACCTTTTCCGCCATCACAATCGTGAAATTCTCCTTGATATTCAATGAGAGTGTTATAATCTGGTAAATAAAAATCATAAGATAAACTCCCATTTTTAATACCAACTAAACCTTTAAATTCTTTTTGAGGAATATATGTTATTGAATAAGTCTTTAAATAATCTTCTATCTTCTTTTCTCCAACAGAATATTGACACTCTGGACAACGAAAATTAAGTCTAGATGCTCCATTAATAGGTCTTTTATAATCTTCATGTTCTCCATTAAGACATTTCCAATAAACTATTTTACCACTTCCATATGAGTATTCATATGGAGATTTATTATTTTTATCAGACCATATTAATAAAGATTGTGGATATATCGAACCTAATGAATCAAGTATATGTACTTTTTTACCAACACAATAAGAACACCTTTTACCTGCTTTAAAGTGAGAACAATCTATTTGATAACTTTCATGATAATCTTTTTCTTGACATTTAATCCATACTTTACTTATTGTAAATCCATAACTAATATTCCAAGGATTTATACCTATTTTATTGTTTCTTTCCCAATCCCAATACTTTTCAAGAAAATCCTCGCCTAAATTATTAATTCCCCATTGTGCAAACGATATTGTTTTGTTTAATTTAGTTTTTCGACTATTATTTCCAGAAAAAAGTTTTATAGCGCATAATCTACAATAATATTTTCCATCTGGCTTAACATCTCTTATAAAATCTTTCCACATTAGTAACTTAGGATAATTATCACAAAATTCTCCATCACATTTAACTTTTACTTTAGCATGACTACCTTTTGCTAAGTCTTGAACTTTTACATTAAATATATCATGATCATTAGTGTATTTATATCCTTTATTGATATAATATGTTTTATTTCTATTATTCCATTTTATACACACTTCTTGACTTAATAACATAAATTCATCTCCTAAAATTAATTTATTAAAATTAAAAAAGACTGATTTACACCAGTCCATTTTTGCGTTTTGTTAAATATTCAAGCAATTTTTCTGTTCTTAAAAACACCCAACAATATTTTTTTGAATTTTCATTGAAAGTTCTTGTTATATATCGTTCTCCAATTGTTAAAAGTTCTTTTTTTAATTTGTTACTATAGCAATAAAAAGGTTTCAAATTAAACACTCCTTTAAATTAAATTTTAAGCACGATTATCTGGATCATTATCTCCTCGATCTCTTGTTATTTGACCCCCTGAACTTAAATCATCTTCTTTAATTCCGGGATTACCACCTTCATTACCTGATTGAGTATAACTGCTAGACAAAGGTTTCCACTTATCAACAATGTTTAATACTGTGTTTTCCAAGAATTCCATATGTAGTATAGAACTAGGAGATTGACCTAAAGCAGCAGCATATTTTGTTTTAACTGGTAATCCTAAAGATGCTCCTTCTTTTAATTCACTAATATAATCTGATTTACTAAATTTAGTAATATCCAAAAATTCTACTCTGAACTTAATTGTTTTATTTTCATCTTTTAACTTTTTATTAACCCATCTTTCAAATTGTCTTAATACTTTAAATGCCAAGTTTTCGTCTGCTAAAATGCTTTTGGTAATAGCAGCACCAGTTCCAGTACTATTAAATAATAATTGTGATACTCCAGCAGAATCATAAATTGATTGCTGTGCTTCACTTACTTTATCACTATCTTTATCATTTTTATCTACCTTTACAGGTGTTATATCCTCAAATATTGATAAAACGCTTCCGACTTGGTCTGGGAGACTATTAGACATCATATTGAAATATTCTTGAGCTACATCTAAAGTTAATGCAAAATTATTTGCTTGCCCTTGTTCTTTTAAATATGGTATTTTAGCAACAAGTATTAAATAATTTTCAAGTTCGGTTTTTGATAATTTTAAAGATTTATATTCTTCTAAAGTCCAAATTTCTTCTGCCAAACCAGCGAATGGAGGAATTGGATAATCTATAGATTCCGCAATTTTTATACATAAGCTTTTATTAGGATCAATTTTCTGCCATTTATTATTTTTTTTATCATTTTTATATAATTCATATTTTAATTTAAATTCATCGGGATACCTGTCTAATTCTTTAGGATAAACATTAAAAAATGTAAAATCAAAATCAAAAGTTAAACATCCATCATCAATACCTGTTATACCACAATAATCTGGGTTTAATGGCATTAAAAAATAAGAATCAGAAGTTCTTAATTCATAATAATATGATACATCATCTATCCAAGCACGTTCACATACTTTAAGAAATTCATGTTTTAAATTCATTACTTCTAAAAAATTCACAATATTTATATATCTTTTTTCAGTCTTTTCTATTAATTCTTTAGTTGGTTTAAAATCAGTCATACCATATGGTTCTATTATATAATCAAAAGTAAGCATGGTAGCAAAATATTGTATTAACCTTTTATAATGACTAGATGTATCATATAAAAATCTTGATAAATCTCTTAATTTCTTTTCATATTTTTGAGGATTAGCTAACCAATCCATCACATCATCTTTTTTAAAATTCTTATGAAATGTAGATTTTACTTGATAATTACTATTTAAATCCTTACGAACTAATCCTGCCAATTTTGCAAATTGCATTAATTTCTGAAATTGTAATTCATCTTGATTTAATGATTTTTCAATGGGTATTGTTTCTGTTTTTATATCACTCAAAATTTCACCACCTTACTTTGGGTTATATTATTATTTTACCTTCTTCCAATTTGAGGTTTTTTAAAATTAAATAATTTAGATATATCAACATCGTTATTTACTTTTCTGTCAGTGATATTTTTTCTTCGAATTTGTTGTAAATACCATCCCAACATAGCCAAACAATAAGCTCTATCATCGTGCATCTTAGTTTTTTTATCTGGAGATAAATCATAAGATCTTCCACCGTTTTTATTATCAAATCTAAATATATTAACTAATTCTTCTTTTGATAAATCTATATTTTTTAAAGCTAATTCTTCATCAAAAGATAATTTGTGTTGTTTAGCAGTGGATTGTATTTCTTTTTTCTTATTATTTTTTTCATCTTCATATTCAATTTCAGAATGTTCAAATATATTTAAGTATCCTTTCATATCATACTCATCAGTGAAAGAAATTAAATCCAATCCTAACATTTCAACTAAAGCATCATACATTTCTACTTTGTATTTTTTAGGATTCATTAGTTTTAATTTATCAACAGCAGTAGGGAACTTAGATATATAATCAACACTTTCTATTTTATCTATTAGACCTTTATGTTTTATGCCTTGATTATCAACCCATTCTTCCATAAAATAATCTGCTAATATATGACCTCCACCACCTGCTCCTGCATCCAAAAGCACAGCTTCAATATTTTCATAATCAGCAGCATTTTTACCATTGTAATCTAATATCATCTGTTTTACAAAACTAACTTGTTCTGGAGTTCTCATAGGAGTTTTCTTTTTTTTAGATATATCAATAAAACTAACACCATTACAAATTTTCATTTTATATCCCACATTATTATCCCAATAAATTTCGCCAACTAGAGATACAGAATTATCATAATTACGAGCTGGATCATATGCTATACAAAATTTACCACCATTATCATTATAAAGAAGTGGTAATCTAACTTCACTATTTCTGATAATAATTGATCTTTTTATGGCTTGATTTTCTCCACCTTCAGTAGAGAATTTATTATAATATTCACGCAAACCCTTTTCTTTATTATCTTTTATTGCATCATCAATAACTTCCTTTCTTAATAAAGCAGGATATGATTTCCCATTATAAGTAGGATTTAAAACTATTTCAGCATTAATATCAGCACAAAAATATCTTTTATCTCCTATAAACATTTTTTTAGAATATTCTTTATATCTCTCCCAAAAATATGTATCTGTACTAGAAGCCGAACTTGCCATAATAACTTGGTTTGGAAATTCCTTTGGTAATAAATTTAAATCTATATTTCCTCCAAGTTTAAAATTACTATCTTGAGTTATGAATGGCATAGCACTAACAAATAATTCTGATGGTATAAATCCACTTTCATCAAATGCTATGCAATTTGCTCTTTTACTTCTTATACCTTCTGCATTACCATTTAATGAATTAGTAGAACTTCCATTATAAAGAGAATATTTAAAAGAAGCAGGATTATGAGTAAATCCATCTTTATTTGCAGAACTTTTAACTGTTTCATTAAAAAATACATCTGTTAATCCAGTAAAAGATTGTATTTCTTTTTTTGCTATTTTTTCAATTTTTAAAAATGTTTCTTGTGCCTGAGAACCAACACCACTAATTATATAAGTTTGATAATTCGGAATTAACATTGATTTAGACATTATAAATGGAGCTAATAGGGTTGTTTTTCCAGATCCTCTACTCTGACACCATACATTAAAGGGTGTTGACCATGACATCATAAATACATATTTTTGATTATCAAGAAATTCCACGCCTAAAAACCGTTCTGAAAATTTAGTAGGATGTTGTCTTCCCCATTGAATTATTTCTGCCAATCTTAAAAAGGATTCTAAATTTCTTTGAGATAATTCTGTTTCAGATTGCTTTATATAAAACTCCAATTATCTCACCTCTTGATTTTCATTTTTTTCTTTTAAATTTTTTTCTATATTTTTTATTTT